TCTGGCTTTATAATAACCATGAATTATGTTGAATTACCAATGATTAAAAAAGCTGGTAATTCAGATATTACCTTTGTCGCCAGTGTCTTTACAGGAGCACTAGCCACTTTTGGCCTGTCTACTGGCAATACGAAAGACAAAGGTGTAACAAATTGTCCAATGGCTAAGAAAAAGGAAGAATGAAAAAATGGTTTTTAATCTTCCTACTGGCATCACCCACGGTAGCAAGAGCAGAATTAGTAACCCCAAACTTCACCCAGGGTTCGATGAACAGTACAACAACAACGACTCAAGAAATAGTGGAGGAAGTAACCACCACAACGTATGGGTCAGCATTAAACAAATGGTCTGGAGAGAATGTAACACATACTTCAGCAAGCTCTGGAGGTATAGCAGATTCAGATTCAATCTTTACCCTACATACAGCTGGAGATCCCTTTACGTTAGAAATAACAACAAGGGCAGCGAGTCAGGTGTTATCAGTAACAGAAATAGAAAGAGAAATCGACACTACTTCTACTACGGTCTCCTTATCAGTCTTCTCTCAGTAGCACCAGTTAGGGCTAGTGAAGGTGAGACAAACAACACTTCAAACCCAGTAGCGGCTGCAACGGGCAATGTGACCAACCAGGCCGTGCAATTTCAAAATAATGGTGCTCCATCTAGACAACACTATGGTCCAAACATAAGTTGTAATGGTAGTACCATGACTTTCTCTCCATTCTATATGGGGAATCATACGAAACCTTGGGATATCGATGAAGATGGAATGAGACCCTCCAGCTATACAATGGCTGAAAACTGGGGTGCTCAAATTAACTTCATGGTCCCATTAGATAGAGAAGGTTTAAATCGCTGCAGATCAATGGCAGCTAGACAAGAAGAAAAAATGCGATTGGATTATGAATTAGTTCGTGCTCTTAAATGTGCAGAACTGCAGACTAAAGGTTTTATGATTCATCCTAAGTCTGAATTATATCCACTATGTGCAGATATAGTTCCAATTGCTTCATATTTAAAATCAACACAACCCCCAATCCCCAAGGAAAAGCCTTGGTATAAACCCTTTTAAAACAATGATCCTAATTATCAAGCCCATCCTATTCGCCTTCTTGAAGTCAGATTCAGTCAAGAAGCTTGTAGTAGACCTATTAGAAGCTTACGTTGCTAGAACTGATAATAAGTTAGACGATCAGGCTCTTAAAATTGTAAAAGAAAAACTATTATCTAATGGCTAGAAGAAGAATCGCAACGACCACACAGACACCTTTAATGGGTCAGTCTCCTAAAAAACCAGATATTAAAGTAGCTTTTTGGGGAAAGAAAAATCCTGTTAAACAGGCAAGAGAGGATCCAAATTTTACAATTGGAGATAAAATTCCATCTGCCGCTAAGAGGGAAAAAGAAATAGAAGACTTGTGGAAACAACAATAGCAATGACTAAAGCTACAGAAAAACAGTTCCATGAACTACATGGTCTTGTTACTAATGAATTCCTCACACGAATCAAAACAAAAGAAGCTACAACACAGGACTTAAAAGCTGCCTGTGATTGGTTAAAAGCCAATGATATAAGTGGTGTAGCATACGAAGGAAACCCCCTAGACAAGTTGAATCGGATAATGCCAAAGGTAGATGCTGATCTTGTTAATCGGAGGTTATATGGCAAAAGTAGGTAGATACGCTAATGGTGGGCTAAAAACCACCGCTAAACGATGGATGCAAACAGAGAAAGCTAAAACAATCAGAAGGAATGCTGATAACTTAAGAAACGGTTTGAAAGCTGCAGGCATTGAACAACCTCCAAATACTGAAGCTGGTCATAATCCAAAAGGTAAGTCTGTAAATGGACAAAAAGGTGGTTGGCAAAAGATAGCTAAAAACCGAGCTGTCGAAACACAAAACAAAAACAAACGTAAACTACGCATTACTTAATCATGGTTTTAGGAGCATTTAAAAGAAGCAGAGGTATTAGTTATGGAATTCCTTCTAGAGAACAAGGTACAGAGCTTCATAACAAAATTGTAAAAGAAGAACTTGAAAAAAAGAATAAAAAGAAAAATAAAAAAGAAAGCGAAGCAACTAAAAGAAATAAAGAAAAATTAAAAGCTGGTAAATATAAAAATACCAGAGAAAAGATGGAGTTAGAAAATAGGATTAAAATAGGTGATGCAGAAATTACTAAGCGTAAGAAAAAACATAAAAAATCCCAAAAGGATAGGGAAAGGATGAACAGGTTACGGAAAGAAAAGCCAGAAGCATATAAAAGAATTAAGAAAAGAAGGGCAGCAAAAGAATTAAAATCTCAATATAGGAAGACTAAATCTGGTAAATATGTTAGAAGAATAAATAGTTCTGAATGGGATTAAGTTATGTTAGAAACTACATCAATCAATAGGAAATGGTACAGACCTAATTCTGGGGAAGAACCTAAAGTAGGTGATTGGTTACATGGTTTTACAGAATCACGTTGGTCTGGAAAAAATAAGGTAGGTAGAACTGGATGGGTATGGGATGGTGAAGTTTGGGTTCAAATGAAAGAAGGCCAACCTACAGGACAAACAAAAGAAAATCCTCGTAATACTAATTTATTTGGACAACTTTTTGAAAACCAAAACAAATCAAAGTTTAAAATTGAGAAAAATGTATTAGCAAATAATCAATCTCAAAACGATGGAAAATTAACTTCTGGTAAAACTAATAAGAAAGGTTTTTGGCAACAGCTTTCAGAAAGTTTTGATGATCCAGCTGATATGGAGTCTACTGGTAATAAAGCTGTAGATAATTTCTTTGGTTATGGTGCTAATAAAAAAAATCTTAGAATATCAGGTTTATCTCAAGGTGCTAAGGATGCTCAAGCTATGGCTTTAGCAAGAATTAAAGCAGGTAAAAGTACTTTAGGAGATTTCGGTTCTGGTGAAGATAGAGGGAAACTTGCTGCTCAATATGCTGCTAAAAATAAAAAGAAACTTAAGTTTACTAAAGAACAAAAGAAATGGCTTAAAGAAAACCCATCTGGTACCTTTATAAATGAGGATGGTATCGATCAAGCTTATAGTCCTGAGTTCGATTTAATGAGATTTAACCAAGCTAAAAAACATAAACAATGGTTAATAGATCACGGGAGGGTTTAGTATGATTGCAATTCCAGGTAAAAATATAGTAAGAAAAGGTGTTGTTGAAGTATTAGAAAACGTATTACCTGCAGCTACCAGTACTCCTACAAGAAAAGCTGTAAAAGAAGCTGTTGATACTGGTATTACTAGTGTAGATAATGTAGCTAAAATGGCTGATACTGGTGATCTTTTAGGTATAGAAAACGTTGCTAATAATGTACAAAGTTCCCGTAATCTTAGTCAACAGAATAACCAAATTCAAGACGTAATTAACCCTAACGTGGAAAAAACTCCTTGGGAAAAAGCTAAAGCTGATGTACAAGGTACAGGAGATAAAATGCGTAGAGCAGCTGCTTTCTTCTTTGGAGGGGAAGGTGGTCCTAAAACTTATGCTAATAGTGGTCTATATGGTGCTACTAAAAGAACAGGTTCAGCTATTACAAATTTACATCATGCAGGTTTCCTAGAAAAACTTAAACGAGCCTTTGTAGGACATCGTTCATTTGATACACTTCAAGAAGGTCAGACATCTCCTATTATCCAAGGTTTAGAAGCTAGAGGTATTAAACTAGGGAATTGGTTTGAGAATATGGCTGATGTTACATCCGTCATTACTGATGCAGGTAGAAGAGCTAAAAGAGATGCACTATGGGAACAATCAGGTATACATAAAGACACTATCAATGATCTTCTAGGTGGCTATGGTCCTACTAGAACAGATGTAGCTTTCGCAGAACATACTGCTAAAAAAGTACCTACTAAAGGTGTTGATCCCGATCTTGAAACGATGGGTGATACAATCATTGAAAGTCTCAAAACTAATCAACCTAGAAAGGGATTTAAAGAATATACTATAAAATATCCTGATGGTACAGTAGAAAAATGGAAACCTCAAACTCAAGAAGAATTTCAAAAACGATTTGTAATAGTAACTGATAAATATCGTCAAAGAGGATTTGAAGTTAAAAAACCAAGTCTTAAAGATGCTAAAATAGATAGCAATTTAGAAATTTATGGTGGTGATCATGATATAGTACATGAAATAACAGATGCTATGGAAGGTATTCCAGGTACTGCTATTAATGCTATTAAAGTTGCCTCTGATAATGGTACTATAAGAGATATGCCCGTAGATCAACTTGTTGATTTACAATTCCAACAATTAGTTGAAATGGAAACAGTTTTAGGTAATGTACTTAAAAAACGTTATGCTAAAATTCAACAGATATTCCGTAAAGCTCAAAAAGGTGGACAGTATCCTAAAGTCGATTTTGATGACTTACCAGCTGAATTAAAACAAAGATTCTTTATGCAAAATATAAATGAAATTGCTGCAGCTGGTGGTATACATACACCAATAGTAAACCAAAAAACAGCATTAAAACCTATTACAGATTGGAATGAAGGTTTAACAGAAGTCTTTGGATGGAAACCGCAGACGTTAAATCAACCCCCTAGAGCTGAAGTAGAAGCTGTCAGTAAAGCACTCCGAGGTAAAAGTAATTAATTATGGCAAGACTACCTAAAAAGAAAACTAAAAAGTACACTGCAAAAGATGCTGCTCTTCTCGCTAAAGGACTTAAAAAAGTCGGTGGCAAAATTCTCGTCAATGAAAATTATAAACGAGGTAAAGATAAAGCTTTAGATAAAGTTATATTGGACGCACTGATAGACAAAATCTAATGTCTAATAAACGTAACATTCTTAAAATAAATATCTTGGGTGCTCCTAATAAACTAAATCCGAAAAGACATCCAGCTGGTGGTTACTATAAGTGGCACGAAGATCCAGCAAATCAACCGAAAAAACCAAAAAGGCAAAGGAAAATAGATAAAAATTATAAATTTCCCCAGGGAAAAAACATTAGAGATATAGCATGACAGATGCCGTAACCGCCCTAAAAGATGATTTTAAACTCTTTCTTCAAGCTTTGTGGCAAGAGTTAGATCTACCCTCACCAACAAGAGCCCAATATTCCATAGCTGACTATTTACAACATGGACCAAAAAGATTACAGATCCAAGCCTTTCGAGGTGTTGGTAAATCTTGGATTACTGGTGCTTTTGTCTTATGG